GCCGGCGTGGTGAATACCCAATACTGCGCCATTGATGTGCCGCTGTACGGCATTACACGCCGACACGAACATGCCCATATCAGATGAGCTGTTCTCGTCGCCTAGAACGCTTCTAGCGACCGTGTCGATGATGCACAGGCAGAACTCCTGCCCAATGCCCTCAATCGTGCGTAGAAGCTTCTCCACGTCCTCCTGCTCGGTCATATGCACCGCCATAGGCACAACGTGCATAGGCGCGTCGGCTTCGATACCGACGTGCTGTTGCCACGCCTTTACGCGCTTACCGAGACCGCCGACGCCTTCTCCGGCAATGTACAGCACCGCGCCCTGTTTGACTGCGTTACCGTGCCACGACCGGCCATACGCAATGGATAGGGCGAGATCAATGGCAAGGAAACTTTTGCCGGCTCCGGGCTCGCCATAAGCAATCCCGAACCCGTGCTCTGTTATCAGCCCATCGACCAGCCATTTGACCGGCGGCATGTTGCGTAAATAGCTCAAAGAATACGTCGGGAATACGTCCGCGTCGTTTTGTATGGGGTCGATAATGTCGACCTCAGGCATTACAGCGTCTGTTATGACGTCCGCGCTGGACACAAGTGACCTCAGCTCTTCGACGCCATTGCCGGCGTCAAACCAGTCGTAAACGTCTTGCTTCTCACTCAGACCCGGAAGATTAATGCGCTTGACTTCGCTGGCCACGTCCACGAGGTGCGAGCTGACGACGTCGGCATGCTTCTCGCCGGCATCGTCTGCGTCTGGCAGGATAACCACGCGCCGGCCCTGAAAAAACCTATTTAGTTCCGCCTTCCACTTACCGGCACCACCGTGTGATGTCGTGGCGACTGCGCCCATCTCGATAAGTTTGTCGGCACACTTCTCGCCCTCGACAATGAAAATAGTCTTTTCTGGGCGCGATAGGATGCCTTGCAAGTTGTAGGGCAATGCCTCGACGTCCTGCATGTTGTAAATCCAACCGCCCTTGCCGTCAGGCCGACGCTGCCGGAATGTCTTCGGCTCGAACCTCAGAACCTGATAACGCAGGTTACCTTTATCATCGACATAATTGTATGCCTTTGAGAGGAATTGAGCGGGACTGATTGACTTCTGTACATTCTTGGCAATTCCAAATTTACGTTCAAGCACGTCAGGGATAGAGGCGAGTTGTGCGCCCTCGTGCTGACGCACGAGGTCAACAACACCGCCGCCGACGTTGTTCTCAAAATCGAACCAAGTGCCTTTGCGTAAGTCAACTTCTTTAGAACCTTTATTACCCCACCGAAGTGCCGTTCCTCGCCGCTCTGCCGGTTCGCCCCAGTAGTGCTTGGCGACGGTCTCGATATAGCTTCCGATATTATTAGTCATGTTTTTGCTCCAACAAAAAGGGTGGCGGGGTGCGTGAGGGAGGAGGGTCGCACCCCGCCGATTGACGTCAATTAAAACAGTGGATCTTCATCCGCTGTCTGCGCGACCGGCTCAGGAGCGGGAGCCGGTGCGGCATTGACATCAAACATTTCAGGCCGGTCAGTCCAGCCTGTGATTTTCCAAACCGGCTCCTTAAAGCGTAGTTCGCCGTTCGGTGACTGTATCTTAACAGTATCCGTGCCAGAAATCTCAATGATTGGCATCTTGCCTTCATTCGACGACTTCTCTGTCATGTACGCCGTGTGCAGCTCGTCCATCCGCTTCAGGACGGTCTTCGCACTGTGGCTAAACTCGCGCAAGCCCAAGTCTTTCGATCCAATTTTCACACGGAAGGCTTGCTTGTGTTCGTCGCTTGGCTTGGCCGGCATCGGATCACCAATCTTAGCCATAACAAAATCCGGAATGCCGGTGCTGAATGACAGCCAACCGACTTCGATGTTGTCCAAGTCCATTGCGATTTTTACTGGCAAAGACAGCTCGCTTTCGTTCTTGCCCCACTGCCCGTCAGCATTTTGTGAGCGGTCGACAATAATAAAGTCACCAGCTTTCGCGTCGTACTTGATGATAGGCAGAATGTCTCCACCTGATTTGTTTTCAGTATTAAATCCTAACGCCATAGTTTCATATCCTTTAAATCGTTAGTTACATTTACAGTGCTCACAGAATTGTGAACGCCTCCACGGGTATAAAGACACAGATGTCTTTATCCTGAGCGTCACCCCTATCGGAGCGACCACCCATACTCAGGTAGCGTGCCGGGTTGGCGTTCCGAAATTGGAACAACCCGACACAGTCTGTCCAACGCACGACCAAGTGCGCCGGCAGGTCGAAAGTACTCATCAGCATGTGCGCTGCCATAAACTTGTCGGCGGACAGCATAGCGGATGGGTACTTGTTTCTCTCAAACGTGCGGCACTTAACTTCGATGAACGAAGTAATAAGGCCGTCCGTGAATGTGGCATAATCAAGACGGTACTTAATCGGAAGCTTCTCCAGAGTGACGCCGTGCTTGTCCTCGATAAACTTCTTAACAGCCGCCTCGTTCTTGAGGTCGTTTGCGCTCTCATACATTGGTCGCATTCTCATACCTCATAATAGTCAGTCCGATTGCTTCTGGGATTTGCGGGACGACCGCGTTACCCAATGCTTTAATTCTGTGTGATCGATGGGGAAGCCCATCAACCACTCGACCCACGTTGGGTTCAGTTGGCCATCCGTCTCGGAAGTCCGTGCCGCCTCGCTCAGATTTCCCCTGTAAGTCTCCGACCCCATATGCCGGTTCTTCGGTGCGCCCTTGTAGTCGCTCGCTCTTGCTGTCGGCCACATCTTGATCGGATTTTCCGACAGACTGTCCTTGACAGCTGCCCCCGTGTTCCATCCGTGCTTGCCCTCTTTGTGGCTCGGTGCTACTCCCGTGCCGCCGGTCATCGCTGTCGGTGTTGGCCACAATCCAGACCCTGTCTCTTTTGTGGGGCGCGTCGATACTGCACGCTGGAATAATAAACGGCCAGACGGTGTATCCTTCAGCCTCCAATGTAGATAATACTTCGTCGAGACCGAGTTTAATGTGTCCACTAACATTCTCGCAAATGACCCATCGTGGCCGCAGCTCTCGTATAAGCCTATGCACTTCTGGCCAGAGATGTCTGGGGTCTTGTTCGCCTCTTTGACGACCTGCGACGGAGAAGGGCTGACAGGGGTATCCACCGACGATAACGTCTGGAATAATTCCATCTGCTCTGAGTTGCTCTGCGGTGAGTTGCTTGACATCACCGTAGATTGGTGTGTCTGGCCAATGGCGTTCGAGGACGCCTCGGCAGTATGGTTCGATTTCACAGAAGGCAACTGTTTCAAATCCTGCTCTTTCAAGTCCAATGCTAAATCCTCCGATACCACTAAATAGATCCAATACCCTCATCCAAATGCTCCCTAAAAATCATAAGGCCGGTTTGCCAGCTCGTAGCGAATGGCTCGAACGCGCTGTCAGTGCCCTTAAATTCTTCATTGATTGCGACCAGTGGAAAGACGACGCGCACTGGGTGCCGGTCATACTTAAAGATTAACGCCGGCAGTAATCCGCTGTCACTTTCGACGGCAGTAATAATCTGCTGCCACCAGTCATCCTTGAACCAAGTTCCGGAACCATTCGGCTGGTACCTTTTGCATTCTATAACCCAGCAACCATCAATGACCAAGTCACCTTGGCCTGACACTTGGTATTGTGTGAGGTTGCGACGGAGAGGCTCGGTCAGCCCCAGCTCTTCCGTCAGCTCGTTGGCGCACCATCTTTCAAATGCGGCACCTTTATTGCGCTGGCTGGCACCCATTACACAACACGCCGGGCGGCGTCGACTAACTTGTCGAGGTCGGAGGCGTGGCCCTCGAGGCGATGCGTCAATTCCTTGGACAGAATTTCGTCAGCCAAAGACGCCATCGATCGATGACTGCTTTGCTTTAGCTCCAGCTTTAGCGCGTCGACAGTAGACTGCCGCAAGCGCAAGAGGGTGGGTTTAATTTCAGTTGCCATAATTAGCTCCATTAATTTATTTCAGATTAATATCATATAGCACTTGTAAACGATGGATAATGAGATTATATATAGAACATCGATAGAAAAAAGGAGCACTTCGATATGAAACTAGAACTTAAAAACTTAAAGCACTTGGCATCAAATTCACAAGAGACGCACTGTTATACCGCAACTCTTTACGTCGACGGCAAGCCGTTTGCATACGTCAGTAACAGTGGCCGTGGTGAGCAAGATCACTTCGACCGTCACGAAAAATTTACTGGAGACTTTTACTCAAGGCTCAAAGAGGTTAGCCAGTGGTGCACTGACAGTAAGCCCGTTGAGATATTTCACGGCCACGAAATCGAGCACAACATTGAGATGTGGTGCTGTGAGGAAGTTAACCGATTGTTGGCCATCAAGGAATGCAAGAAGCGTTTGCGTAAAGTCTTTTTTCAGGAGGGCAATCAGTTGTTCACTCTTAACGTTCCATACCGCGATGAGTTGTTGCCTGAGATACAAAAAAAATGGCCTGACGCCATTGTCCTCAACGCCCTGCCATTCGAGAAGGCGTTGGAAATCTTCAACGAGGTGGCGTAATGTTAGACAAAATTAAAAACCTCATCATTGAAGAGTTGACGGGTGACCAGCACGTCATCTTTGAGAACGAGAAAGACCTTGTGGCCGACGCCGTCGCCGTCATGCTAGACGAACTGTCGGACGCCTTTAGCGTTTTGGATAGCGACGTGTCTGGCCAGATGGAAGACATCCGTGACGAGTGTGGTTCGTACTTCCAAGATGGCCAGTGGCGCATTAAGGGATATTCAAACGAGGAGATGCATGAAGAACTTGAACAAGACCTCGAACGCTTCGAGCATTTCCAAAAAGTAATTTCCAGCACGGAGAAAACAGATGCCTAAATATGTCGCTTACTATCGCGTGTCCACAAAAGCCCAAGGCCAATCAGGTCTTGGATTGGACGCCCAGAAAAATCTCGTCGCACCATACGCCGACGAAATCATGCACTCATTTACCGAAGTTGAAAGCGGCAAGATTGACCACCGCCCACAACTCGAGGCCGCACTTGATATGTGCCGTGAGACGGGTGCCTCAATTCTCATTGCTAAGATTGACCGCCTGTCGCGCGACGCCGCATTCTTGCTAACCCTGCGTAAGGCTGGCGTCGACATCGTGGCCGCTGACATGCCCAATGCTGGCACACTCGAGTTTGGTGTCCGCGCTGTCGTCGCACAGCACGAGCGCGAAGAAATATCTAACCGCACCAAGCAAGCCCTCGCCGCCGCAAAGGCGCGGGGCGTTAAGCTTGGTTCACCTAATCCTCGCGCGGGTGGCCTAGCCGCTGGCGCAGTTAAAAGAGCAAAGACACAGGCCATTGCCGCCAAGGCGATGCCTGTTATCACCGCACTGCGCGATGCTGGTGCATCGCTTCGTGCTATTGCAAGCCGCCTTAATGAGGCGGGTATTCCTACGGCCACTGGCAAAAGCTGGTACGCCACAACAGTTAAAAACATTATGGAGACATCTAATGCTTAAAGATCTAATCGACTTCGTTGGACTTCTAGTCGTATTTGCGATTGCTTTTATCGCATACCATCACATCACAGCGGTCGAGGCCGCAATCATCACTATGAAAGGACACTAACAATGGTTGGTAAACTAACACCTGACGACATCATCACCGCCTCGCGCGTCCCAGCACTACTGAACGCGAGCCCCTACGAAACCCCGAACGACGTGTTAAAGAAGTGCATCGACGCTATGGAAGGAAATCTCAAATCAGACTTCAAGCAAAACGAGATGATGAGCTGGGGCGATACCCTCGAGCCTGTTATCTTGGCAAAGGCCGCTGAACGGCTTGGGCTTACCGACACCAAGTTTGATTATGACCAAGCTTTTTTCCACGAGAACATAACCTTGGCCGCCTCTCTTGATGGTGCCGGTACTGGCCACGGAATTGTGAAGACAGACGCCGAAAAAAATATTTATTGCATTGGCTCCGACGAAGTCGACATCTCCGGTCGTGGCGTGCTCGAGGCAAAGAACACAAGCGCACAGCCTGAGATAACGCCTGCCCTGTACCGTGGCCCGCTTCAACTGCAAGCGCAGATGATGTGCGTCGACGCTAACTGGGGTGCCGTGTGTGTCCTGTACGGCGGCAACCAACTACGGGTCTTCGTCTACCAAAAAGACTTGGCCTTGCAGAAGCGCATCTCTGACGCCATTACAGAGTTTGAGAGACGCAAGCTTGGGCGCGACTGGTACCCTATCTTCTCCAGTGCCGATGGCAACACAGCCTATTCCAACGTCGACCAAGGTGCGCCAGAGCTGGAGCTAGACGGCACAGATGCGGAGCAGTACCTAGAAGATTTGGTTGAGGCGAAACGTAAGAAAAAAATTGCCGAACAACAAATCAACGAAGCTGAGGCCGGTCTTAAAGAAGCTATGGGTTCACACGAGAAAGCGGTCGGGATGGTTGGCAATCGCCGATACGCCGTGCGCTGGCCGATGCGAACCAAGAAGGCATCGCCTGAGAAAGTCGTGCCGGCACAGCCGGAAACGCGCGTGCGGCAGAACACACTTACGATTAGGGAGATGGGCTAATGAGTGGCGTAACCAAGAAGCAAGCAGAGCTGTTGCAAGTCATCAAAGAGTTTCAGGAACTCAACGGCTACACCCCGACAATCCGCGAGCTTGCAGAGCTGACGGGGCGGACGTCGACACCGACGCACAGCATGATTGAAAACCTAGTGAAGCGTGGGAGGCTCCGAAAGATTGCCGGCAGCGCACGATCGCTAGAAATTGTTTAACTACAAGGGCGGCTCAGGCCGCCCTTTTTATTTGCCCTGACCGCGATACCTTTTGAAGCTTGCACGCTTCGACTTATTAGCTGGCCGGCTTCGGGTTGATGCCCCGATGCTGGTGCGCTTCTTCACCGGCTCGATGCGTACTTGTTCTTTCTTGACTGCCATCAGTCGCTCCATTCTTTGTAAGACTTGCCATTGTATATCAGTGCCTGCTTGCGATTACCAGATGCCTTGTAGCTACAGTGAACCCAACCGGCCTCCGGGTCATCTTCTTTATAAAATTCTAAAATCAACTGATCGAAGTCTAGGTTGTCTCGGATGTAGCGAGCCAAGTCGATGTTGGCTGTGCCGGGTATCTCGAAATCTACAGCCTGACCCTTGGCGTGTTGGCTCGACACCTTACTGCCGATTGCCTTGCATAATTCCTTGCTTCTGTAGCCCGATGAAGGGGTAAAGCCACGGCCAAACTGTTTTCTACACGGCTCTAGGACGTGTAAGCAAAGCCCCTTCAGGGCATTAATGTGCCTTTTACTAGGTGTGTTGTCGATGCCAAGGCGTGTCGCTGTCTGGCTCTTTGTTAGCTCCTGCAAGGAAAAGTTAGGTGACAAGTAACCCTCTGGCACTACAGGAGCCTCTACTTTTTTATTAACTATCAACCCGATTAAACTGCCCCACATCATAGTCTCCGTTCGTCTATCTGTCTCAACGCCTCATCAAGTTGTTCTTGCTCATCTACTGCAAGCAACTTCTCAAGAGAAAGATTATAGCGCACGACATCATGATTGAAAACTGGCTTGAAGTAGCATCGGCGTGTGTCCAATGCCACAAGGCACAGCAGGTCTACAGCAGACGGGTCTAGCTTGGTCTTGGCACCAGAGCCACGCGCCGTGTTCCAAGAGTATCGCTTGCTCAAGCTGGATGACCTGCGGGGGTCTCCATTGCACTTGCTTGTGGTCTTTACCTCGACACGATAGTGCGTGTCGTCATTGCGTAGCAGAAGCATATCAAAGGAAGATTGCTGGCAGAGGACTGTGCGATAGCCAAGAGCCTCAATTACACCAGACGCCATAAGTTCTCCAGCCCGGCCAATGTGAATTTCACTTTTCTTATTAAGCTCAGTCGTCACGCCTTTTGCCTCTAGCTACCGCGCTGCCAGTCAGCAATGCACCAAATGACAGGTGAAACAATCCACCGCCTTTGAGAGTGAATGGTTCGTGCTGATGGGTCAATGGCTTAACCATCTCTTTGGCAATGTCATCGCCCATACCGTGCATATGAATTTGATGAAGTCTTTGGTCAATGCTTTCATTGCTGGGGCGATTAAGACCAATCCAGATCGGCACGACAATAAAATCAAACACACAAATAAGAGCATAAATAAAGGCCAGAAAAGATTTCCAGCCTTCATTATCTTTCAGCCAAGAAGCCGCGCGGGTCATTAGTTGACCTTGAATAAAATCGCCACGCAGACACTAAACAAAGCGGAGATCAAAGCACCACCACCGATACAAGCCCAAGTAATACGCCAATGTAAGTTAGTTAAACGCTCGTCCATCATCTTACGGAACATAGCACATTCTTTTTCGTGCGCTTCTAACTGGGCTTGTGTGCTGTTCATTTTATTTGTCCTTGGCTTTCAAGATGTTTAGAGCCAAGAAGTCGATCAGCTTGTAGGCTTTGGCGACATACGCTTTGGCCTTTGACACAGCTTCGTCATCCTTGGGTGTCGGCGTAACAGCCGCGATAATGCTGGCGGCAGAAATGATTGCCGTTACATAGCTTCCATAAGTAGTAAAGTTTGAGATAATAAATTCCATAATAAATTCCTTACTGTTTCAACTTCTCTCGCTTTGAAAATAATTTTTTAATTAAACTTTTATAGTAAAAAGCTTTTTCCTTCTTAACATTTTGCCAAAAATTACGATCAATGTCATTCATCTTTATTTTAATCTCAGGCATCTGAATACCTATGTCGGATATATGCTTTGACGTTATTTATTTCTGAAGTATTTTCATTGTAAACCACGGAAAAACACCACGGTTGTTCTTCTATGTCATCGGGCAATGGGAATGTCAGGTTGTTGTCCTTGCACCACTTACGCATATAGTTAGACGTTGAGACAATATACACATCAACCCAAGGCTCTACCGTTCCATCAGCGTTGTGAATACGCGCATAAAAAAGCTGTTGATTAATTGGCAACGGAGCAGGGATGTTTGATAAATAAACTCCACTGTTTTGCTTGAAAACAAACTTAGCTGTCTTGGTTAAATTATTTAGATCGTGTTTAATTCCGTGCCAGTTTAAGAGGTCATTGCCATATGTATCAACAGTGCAACCATAAGCGGCCAATGTTTCTACAGATGGTTTGGTGAAGTCGTAAAAGCTAATACTGTTTTCATTGTAAGGTGGGCGATATGCGCCATACTGACCAATAACATTCTGAGCGTTAGACGTAAGTTCCTCCACGGTATATTCAGGAAAAGCCTCAACCAAACGATTAATTTCTACAAGTGCCTCAACTCTGTCGCACGAATAATCTGTTCGCTTTACTTCGCCGTTCATATAAACATCGTCTTTGAAGTTACGAGTAAAGTCTGGCTCAAGGTTTTCTTCGTAAACCGCAAGGGCTTTTTGTTCTTCAAAAAACTCATACAAAACAGATTGATACTCAGCATCTGTCGAAGCAGAGCCAGCCTGAACCTCTGCATACCCAACTTCTGGGTCTGTAGCGGCCAATCTTTTATATCCATCTTCTACTATGACTGTGTATTCATACATATCTATTACTCAATAGTTACTGTTATGCTGTCGGTGTTGTCTGTGGTTGGCAAAGTGTCAGTAATGTTTGCCCAACTCCAAGCTCCAGCAGATTGTGACACACTGTTTGCAAGTAGGGTATTGCTACCTGCAAAAGTAGCGGAAGACCTTGAATGAGTTACAGTGGCACTTGTTGTGTTGTTTGTAACAGTTACCGTTGTCCAACCAGAGTTTTGTGGAAATCCACTATATGCATCTTGTTCGCCACCTTCAACGTCAGCCAAGACAAGAAAATGGCTATCAAGACCACCAGCTCTATCCCTGTAATAAACAAAATTAGTTTCTCTGCCATTAAGCTGAAAGGAGTCAGAGACTAAATACTTAGCTCCAACAAGACCAAGATAACGAGTATCACCAAGCCATCTTTTTTCAGGGGTGTTTACATATTCACCCTCTACCTCTGGAGAATAACTTGCGTTTCCCGTAGCGTCAAAAATAATTTCAAGGTTAATAAGTGAAGATGCGGCAATACCTAACGTAAACATATTAAGCCTCCAAATCACCCACTAGTAGCCAAGTATCAGTATCAACTTTAACGCAACTAGCAGACGAGTATTGAGCCCGGAGCTTTAGACCTGATGCGCTGTTCACTGTTACTCCACTAGCACCAGCCACAGTTACTTGACCAGCACCAAATTGCGACAGGTCAATTTGTGTGCCTACAGGATAGGCCACAGAAGAATTAGCAGGAATGGTTAAAGCAATAGCAGACGCATTGTTAAGCGTCACTAGCTTGGACTGGTCAGCAAGAACTGTTGTGTAGGTTGTGCCAGTCTGTGCGTTGATGCCGACTTGAGATACTACATTGCCAGTGACCTTAACGCCATTAGGTTGTGTTACAAACTTCTGAGAGCCGTCATAGTAAAGCCTAAAGCCACCACCAGTGAAAGCCTCCGCTAAGAATTGGGTATTTGCTTGGTCGTAAAACCCAATTTTTGAGCCATTTGTTGTTATGCTTAAGTTGCCAGTCCCATTATCTCTAATAACGCTATTTGTGCCATCGTGAAGTATTTCCAAATCAGAGCCGGCACCGAAGACGGCCTTACCGTTGTCGTCAAATGTAGCATTGCCAGTGACATTAATGCCTGTGGGGGTGGTAGCGAGCTTGACCGAGTTATTGTGGCGTAAATCTATTGCTCCACCGTTGACAGCAACCGAATAACTCTTAGTTGCATCTGAATTTTGCAGAACAAGATTGTTACCCTGAAGGCGAAGGTTTCCAGTTCCAGCGTCTGTAATGTTGCTGTGGCTACCATCATGATAAATCTGCAAATCAGAGCCAGCACCAAAGATGGCTTTGTCATTGTCGCCAAATGACAGGTTGCCAGTCATTGTGTCGCCGGACTTAGACACAAGTGTTGCACCATCAGCATAGGCATCAACCCAAGATGTGCCGTTGTAAACCTTCATTGCGTCGTCGGTTGTATTGAAGTAAAGCGCACCAGCTACTAAAGCATCCCCGTCATTATCAAGCGTAGGATCAGATGCCTTTTCTCCAAGATACTTATCGTCGAAATTGTCAAAGGCGGCGAGCGCACTATCACGGGCCGCTTCAGCCGCGGTCTGGGCTACCGCCGCACTAGATGCAGAAGCTGATGCGCTACCCTCAGAAGCCAACGCACTTGCCGCACTAGTGCCAGCGTTAAACTCGCTAGTCGCCGCATTTGTGGCAGATGTAGCGGCATTAGTCTCGCTGGTTGCCGCGTTGGTCTCGGATGTAGCCGCCTCAGACGCCTTGGTTGTAGCGGTAGAAGCAGAGGAGGAGGCAGATGAGGCAGACGCCGCCGCATTAGTTTCTGACGTGGCGGCATTAGTCTCTGACGTAGCGGCATTGGCTTCTGACGTAGCCGCGTTAGTTTCTGACGTAGCCGCATTAGTTTCAGATGTAGCCGCGTTTGTTTCTGCCAGCTCGGCATTTGTCTCGGCAGTTTCTGCTGCGGCCTGCGCCAGTTGAGCCGCGTCGCGTGCCGCCTCAGCGGCAAGCTGTGCGGCCTCTGCATCGGCGGCAGAGGCCGCATCAATCACTAGGTCAAACTTTGCGTAGTCCGCGTTGCCGGTCAGAGGAGCCACGCCGCTTGACGTGTGTGCGGTGTTTACTCGGTAAATGTTCAGGTCTACCGGGTCACGAACCAAGTCGCGCACATCGTACGCGACACTCGCGGCCCAATCGCCACGCCAGTTGCCGATGTCTTCACCCACAACTGGGTTGCCGTCGTCGTCAAACGCCAGTGTCTTGCCGGCACGAGACGCCTTCTCAGGTAGTGTCATATCGACAACGCCGCCGTCCTCAACCAGTGCCGGGTCGTACACCGGCGCACGGATTGTCCGTTTGTTTTCTTCGGCAAGTTGCTGATCGAAGATGGTAAGGCTGTCTAGCTGTTCGTTCAGGGCTGACGCGCGTAGCTCGCCGGCAGTAACGAAGTCTGTGGTGCGCTCGATGTCACGAGAGCCGACCAGAACGACTTGATCCGAGGCGGTGGGCGTCGACGGCACAGAGCCGCCAGTCACAATATTGACCGAGCCAGTGCCGTTAGAATTAATCGTCACAGTATAGTCTGTGGTCAGCGTCAGCTTTGTGGCGTTGAAATATGCGACAACGTCTGTCTGTTCGAGGATTTCAAATGCAAACGCATATGGGCCCAGACCGGACGCACCGGAATAAACGACCCTGCGGGTTACTGCGTTGATGTCATAATCGGCCATTTAATTTACCTCTGTGTTTGGATTATATCCTGTTTCGTTATGGTTCGCCATACTTATGGCTTTGCCTGAATTTTACGCCTTAAGTCTGGGTTGTTTTGTAGCAACAGTTTGCGGGCGAAAGTCAGACGTTTGCCGTAAATATTTTTAAGGGCATCCGCCTTGTCCATATTGGTTGGGAGTGACTTATAGGCCGCACCGTTGATGTGCCGATTAAGCACTGGGAGCAGTGCCTGCGTAGGGTTGTATCCAATGTCACCCGGCATGTTTCCCGCAAAGTCCATATTGGCCGTAGCAAGTAGCAGCTCGTTGTACTGGTCACGATTAAGCAAGACGCCGTCTATTTTTTTGCTTGGCATTCTGGGGCCGTCGCCAAGCCCAAGCAATTCAACATCGACAGGTGAGTATTTTGTGTTTTTAACGCGGATGGGGCTGAAGAACTCAAACATTGTTCCGTCACCTTCTTTTCTCTCCTCACCCCACAGGTTGTACTGCGGCGGCACGTCTTTGCTAAAGATTGGGTTGCGAGCCTTGGCGCGAGCCAGAGCTGTGTAAAACCCGCGCATAAATGCTGGCAGCTCTGTGATGTCCATATCACCAAAGCCCGGAACATTACTCTTGCCGGCGGGAAGCATAGTGCTCCGTTTGGTTGGATCCATCTTGCGCTCGACTGCGGCACCCATAGCAGACACACCCGGAAGAGCGGCCAGACCGGCCTCGGTAACTTTCTGACCAAGAAGCTCTGCAATCCGCGACATAGCGTCTGCCGGGTTGTCTGCCGCCAGCACGCCACTTAGTTCCGACACGCCCTGCAAGAACGGGTTTTGTAGGGTGTATTCTGCAATACCCAATGTGGCGGCCAGTGCCAACGCGGCCAGTTCGTTCTCGTCGTCAGAGTATTGCGCGTAATAGGCAAAGTCAGAAGACATAGCGAGCATTCCAGACATAGGATCGAGGCGCGAGTAGGGTATGGATTTGTAAGTCCTCCCGTCTTCCTGACGAATGTTTATAGCGTACCGCTGTATGCCCAGCCGTGCCATAGCCTGCTTTGCTTTGCGGCTTACCGGCCCAGAGCCCGTAATAAAGTATGGTGGGTATTCAGAAGGATCGCCGCCGCCCATAGCCAGCATAGCAAATGTTCCCATAATCGCAGAGCCGGCCCCGACCTGTGCCATAGCGGTGTCTGCCTCTCGCCCACCCGCCGCGAGCTTTCTGTAAAAGTTTGGGTGTGCCAACATTACAGGGCTACGCTTTAGTGTCTGTCTCATGATATTTGTGGGCGTTTTCAAAAACGGCACAAACAGCTTAACGATAGGATATTGTGAGAACCCCTGTATCTTAGTCAATACGCCCTCTAGGTCACTTTGAAACGTGCCCTCTAGGGAGAAGGCTTTTGCGCTTTCGACGACGTCCTGCGGAAGTTCTTCTAATATGCGGAGCTGCTCCGCTTGAGCCATCTCTTCGGCCTCCTCCACGGTCTTTCCAGACGCGACGGCTTGGTCGTATGTTTGGCGGCCTCTGACGTGTGCCGTTCTTTCTAGCGAAGACCGGTACAGGATTGCTTTAAAAAATTCATCTTCTGCGATAAGGAAGCGTCCGCCCATTCTGGCGAAGGAGCCGACCACGTTAACAAGGGCCGAGGTCATGTCGCCGTTTCTAATTTGGTCAAGTATTTGCTTCGGGTCTCCAGTCGTGCCGATGGCGCGTCTGTTTCTTACGTCAATCTTGGATATTTGTTCCGTAATGTCGCTTCCTTCCTCTGTCCGCAAAGTCCTGCCGGCAATGACGAGCGCATTAAGAGACGCATTCTTTATAGCGTTTAGTTCGACCAACGCCTCGTCCGCGAATACACGATCCTTAGACCCAGTGATGCTCGTGCGAATTTTCCCGATACCTCCGGCCAAGGCGGTCTCACCGACGCGATACAGCGCGAAACCAGCGTTGCCGAGAATGTTAATCGCGTGCGTTTGGGGAGCATTAAGAATAGAATTAATCCATATCTCCACAATTACGTCGGACGTCTTGGCAAACATCGACTGCTTGGCAAAGTGGGCGCGTGCTTGCTCATTCGGCAGGGCCATAAATCTCTCACCCATAAACTCTAGGTCTTGCGCGTTGGGGTCGCGCAGGAGTTCGTCTAGTTGTTCCGACGTCCTTTTTATATCCCCAAGGCTTACACCATCACCCAATGTGCGGACGACCTGCAGAGAACGCCCCGCTTCACTTGCCGCCCCCGAAACATTAGAGATGGTGAGTGAGTAAATAGTCATTATTTTCCGGGCACGAGATAAGGCTGCCTGACGCTCCACGCCGGCTGGCAATGAAGTTGCAAACTCATAGGCTTCCTTTGTTTGGTTGGCCAAAGCCTTTACGGCCACAAGTCCGGCAAGCAAGTCTTCGGCGTTGGCTGCCGTGCCCGGCTTGCGGTTGATCCATTTATTGACAACGTTGCCCAAAGTTTGTTCTTCGGCCAACTCTTTTACTGCTTCAAAATTTAGTGTGCCGCGCCTTGCACTCTCGAACAAATCGGCGTTAGATTTTTTTGTGGCTTCCACAAACTCCGCAGTATCAAAATCCAAAAAATCATCGGACAAGTTCATGAAATTAATGCCCTTGTCGTAGTCTCCGTCAATCATGTCGATGATTTGCTGTGCGTCTTCCACGGGTGCTTCGCGCACGACGTATGTTCCGCCGGCTTCGAAGATTTGTTCGCGTGGGGCGGGTGGAACGACGGACTTCTCCGCCGCTTCTTCGGCCTTTGCCACTTTCTTGCCAATGAACTCTAACCCGCCCTTAAATTTGCGGGCTATGCCCGCGACCTTAACTGCTTCCACTTGTTCAGGCGTAGCCGTCACATCGGGTGTAGGCTCGAGCAATAGCTCGCTGTATCCGTCTTGTTCAGCCACAACTTGTTCAGTCGGCTCAGGCGTCTCGATAGGTTGCTCGTCAAAGACGGCAGATTGCACTTCTTTTTTTGCAACCAGCTCGTCAATCTTGCCCTCGATCGTGTCTTTAGAGATTGCCATCTTGTGCCTCTTCCATCATGCTTCCTGTTTCCATCAGCGTCAAACCCCCAACAGATAGTAACGGTATTTTACCAGACATAAAGCCAACAAACACTTCATCTTTTGTTTTGCCAAGTGCTTTAGCTGTTACGTCCACCCTGTCGTCAATTAGGTCAACGACAGTTTTTAAGTCAGACCCAAGGCCTGTTCTGTCGCCACTACCAAACCACCCAAGAGATTGTGCTTCAGCCGGGGACACCCCTAAAATTTCACCTGCACGCCTATATAAATCGGAGAACACAGCGTATTCAGTTTGCATAGATACGCCATCAATCTTCTGAGACGCCATCGTATCATCAACCATTTTTGCCGGGTCAAACGAAGATGGGTCTGCTTTGTACTGTGCCCTAAACTCCGGCAAGATAAACCCTTCTGGGATTGAGCCGGGTTCAATTTCGTTCATAGCGTCCAAGGCACCACGGACAGCGTGCGTATCAACCGTCACGCCGTTCAGATTACCCATAACATTCTCAGCAAAGGTAGCCGGCTTGGGGTTAGTGTTTACATCTATGCCGTCCGCTGCCGCCGCATCAATCAGTTTGCGGTGAATGCCTGACGGGCCAATCATCATAGGATAACCCTTTTCATTGATGCCAGTTCCGCCTCCACCGACAATTTCATCGACTGGTATTCCTTGGGACTGTTTGGCACTTACGAGCGATGCGTTTCGCAGGTTCTGTTCAGTCATCGTGCGCGGGCTTGTGGCGGCATAATTAAGGGCAAACTTCTTGAGTTGTTCCCTTGCCGTTTCCGCTGGGATACCCAGCTCTTCAGCCTTAGCTATAATTGGGCCCGTATTGTAGAAGTATTGAGCGGGCGTTCCCAAGTATGGCTTCATGCGTTCTGCAAGTCTTTGGGCAATTTCTTCTGTTTTTTCTACTACACCAGAGGCTCGGTTGCCTTTAGGTAGTTTTGTGCCCTCCGGTGCGCGAGGCACTGGCGTCACAATTTGTTCCGGCATGTTTGCCGCGTAACCTGCTTCGCTCGTGTCGAACAGTGGGTCTTCTCCAGACGGCTGTAACCTGTCAGCCGGTTTAAGTTCCATCTGCTGGGAACGAATGTCTAAAACTTGCTTAAGCTGGTCGCGGTCGGAAACTTCGTCCGTCTTGGGCAACACAGCACGCGCCACCTGACCGGCACCGGCCACCAGCTCGTCTTTAGCTTGCACGGGATCAATACCCGACATAAGGCGCGGGCCGCCTTGCTCATCAAGGCGTGTCTGCGCCGCCTGTCCGGCTTCGTCAACCTTCTCTAAACCCTTTTGAACAACCGCCTTGCCAGCGCGAAGAACTGTCGGCGCAACTTTTTGAACAGCTTTTTTGGCAACCTTTGCGGTCACGCCTAAACCAGTAGGAATACTGTATATTTCACCAATATCTAAGCCGAGGCGCATTGTTTCTTTGACCTGCTCGTTTCCGGGCATACGGTCTATCGCGGCGAGCACGAGAGGCCGGAGTGCTTCCGACCCGTAAGTTTCAGAGTGAGAGACTAGCGTAGAAAGAAAAGCCTGTAGGCGTTCGCCATCTTCGGCCACAATGCTTTCGTAGATGCCGTCAACGATACCTACAAGGTCTCCGGGGGTGCCAACCACCGCGACACCGCCACCCGCGACAAGACCGCCAGCGGCACCGGCTAGGGTCTCTAAGCCCCTGTCCGCAAACTCTTCAAAGAACGGCTTATCGCTCGTCATTCTGCCGTCTGGGGAAATGGTGAACTGGACGCCGCTACTGCGCAGGGCGTTAATTTTTTCCATCTCGGCCTGTAAATCTTTCTCAGCCATTACTCTTGCCCCTCCATACTTTTAATAATTATGTCGATATTGTAAATGTCAGCCGCGCCCTGCACAGGATTGTAGGGGTTGGCCTTCTTACTCATTCTCAATTGAATTTCTTGTTTAAGCTTGTTTAAATCATCGACGGTTTTAGGTTTTTCAACGCCAAAGTATTTCGCAATGTGGGGCAGTTCGGCTTTTGCTTCTGCAAGTCCCGCGCCCGTCGTGTCGGTTTTTGCCCGCTCAACTAATGGCATGATAAACGTCATTGCGTCCAAATCCGGGTCGCGCTTTCTTTCGAGTATGAGGCGAGCTCGAATACTCGACACTGCCTGCAGTGCTTTTCTGTCGACGTCCTCCATCACTATAACGTTCTTGTCAGGATAGCCCAAGACACTCTTCGCGTACGTCATTGCTTCCCTAAATTCTTCGTCATTGTTAGACTTGATGCCACTGGTTAGGCGACGTCTGGTCTCGCCGGTGATGTTTCCATTTTCTTGCGCTTCATAGACATCTACGTATTTGAGTGTTCCGTCAACCAGCTTGCGATCTAAGGCAAACACAACAGTAGCAATATCAGTCCCGCCTTTGGTGTTCATTGCGCTTGTTATGGACGTCCACGCCGCTGGGTCTTGGATGCGTAGCTTTTCCATTAGCGTTTCTTCTAGGTCATCGTCGCCGGCTACTTCGGCCAACTCTGCTTGTATCTCTAAGGATGCCTTTTTTCTTTGGCGTTCCGCGCGGGCGTCCATTGCACTCTCTGTTGCGAGATCCGACTTGACGGCGTCGTTTACCGCCTTAAACACCCCGGCAAGCTCGGAGCCGGTCATCTCACTTATGTCCAAAGCGATTGCAGGGTCTGTTACTTCTAACGTCATGAGCTCTTGCAAACGAGCGTTGGGGTCTCGGTTAACCCAGTTCGCAATCTTGTCTTGCTGTGCCGCTTGGTAAGCCTCAGTGGTTGTCTTGACCGCCGCTTTTCTTTCCGCGCCGGTCAGCTTGCCCAAAGTATAAATTCTAGCAATCTCAGCCTCAGCCTGTTGTTTCGTGCTGATTAGTGTTCCGTCTGAACCCAACACCGGCCCAGCCGCCACGATGGTGGCAACGGTTTCGCTCACTGTATCCACAGCCGCAAAGTCCATAGCCCGTTCGTTTTCCTGCTGGTTGGAAATCATCTCAGTTATGTGGGCACGCAAGGAGGTGTTCGCGCTAGTCGCAATGCTGGCCTGAAAGTTTACTGCGGTTACTGGGTCAATCTCTTTTAGAGCTTCCGCGTAACCGTTACCGATGGCGTTAATCTTTTGCGCGTATTCCGTCGGATCAAGAAGGCGGTTTGCTGGGTTGAGACGGAAGTTTGCTATTTCCTCTTTGGCCGCCATCTCCAGCCGAGACGACATAACCTTTAGGGCAGAAGTGCGAGCGATGTCGCCGGTTGGCATTACCAGCTCGCTACCACTTTCTTGAGCTGCTTTAAACTGTTCTGCGGTTGGCGCGTTCTCTGCGCCGAACTTAACAGCCTCTTCCTTGGCTTCTTCATAAACAAAATCAGTCACTTTGTTTAGCGCGTTTGCGATAGCATTAGACGCTTGGGCGCGAGCCTGCCCAGTCCGAGCATAACTAACATTGCCCACGCTGGCGATAGATGCACCCAGTGGTCTATATTTTGGAAGTCTGTCAGCCATATTGTTACCTAT